TTTAATCCTCTTTTTGCTAAGAAATAAGCTAGGTTTATAATACCAATACCTAATGGTCTTCGAGCCATTGTAGATTTTTCTGCAGCTGGAATTGGATATGCTTGATAATCCAATAATTCATCTAAACCTCTTACTGCTAATTCACAGTACTTTTTAAATTCGCCAGGATGGTTAATTAAACCCCAATTAATTGCTGATAATGTGCATAGTGAAATTTCACCTTCATCGTCATCATATGATTCCAATGGCTTTGTCGGTAAATCAATTTCACAGCATAAATTACTCATTCTAATTGGTGCTCTATCTGGTTTAAATGCACCATGATCATTTGCATGGTCAACATTCATTACATAAATTCTTCCAGTATCTTTTCTTTCAGTTAATAGCTGTTGAAATACTTCGAGTGCTGGTAAAGATTTTTTACGTACAGAATATGCTCTTTCGTATTTTTCGTATAACTCTTTAAATTTTTCTTGGTCATCAAAGAACGATTCATACAATCCTGGAACATCGTTAGGATCAAAGAACGTTATATTACCACCTGTTAATAGTCTTTCATACATTAACTTATTTAATTGGAACGCATAATCCATGTGTCTTACACGACCTTCTTCAGTTCCTTTATTATTTTTAAGTACTACTAAGTCCTCAAATTCATAGTGCCATATTGGTAGATATACAGTTGCTGCACCACCACGAACACCGCCTTGAGAGCATGATTTAACTGCCGATTGAAAATATTTTAAGAATGGAATAAGTCCAGTATGAACAACTGAACCATCACCTACTTTAGCACCGTTAGCTCTAATAGAGCCAGCACCGATTCCAATACCTGCTTTCTTACTTATATATTTTACAATGGAGGTTGCAGTAGCATTAATAGAATCGAGACTATCACCAGATTCGATAAGCACACAACTTGAAAACTGACGGGTTGGAGTACGTACTCCTGCCATAATCGGAGTAGGGAGTGATATATAAAATTGACTAATTGCATCATAATAATCCTTCACGAATTTCATTCGAGTTTCTTTTGAGTAGTTTGAGAATAGAGTTGCTGCAACCATCATATACAGCATTTGCGGTGTTTCGTAATAAACCTTTTCTTTTCTATCTTGTACTAGGTATTTACCACGGAACTGTTCCATTCCAGCATATGTAAATAGATCATCTCTATCATGTTTTATGTATGAATCTAACTGATCTATTTCATCACGAGTATAACTTTGCATAATCCCACCATCGTATACTCCACGTGAAATATTTTCAATGATGATGCGCGCAAGAGACCATGGTTCATACTGACCATAAACTTCTTTTCGTAATTTATAATTGATTAATCGAGCCGCTACAAATTGATAATTCGGCGTATGCTCAGAGATTAATTCAGATGCACTCTTAATGAGTAGTTCGTGTATATCGTATGCAGGTATCTTATCATACAATTGAATATTAGATTTTAGTTCTATTTCAGATTGTGATACTCCTGAAATATCTTCTACAGCCCACTCTAGTACCTTATGTACTTTTTCTAAATCAAAGCTTTGGAGAGAGCCGTCCCTCTTAGTGACATTTATATCCATAATGTTTATCCCGTTCATATTTGTGTTTCATTTAATATATCTATTATACCATAAAACTCAACAAATGTACACTGGTTTGTGTTATTTTTTTATTTTGAGTCTTCTTTCAATTTCTTCAATTCGAGATATAAGAGGTTTATAACCGTCGAACTCTTCAATACCGCATTTGCAATGTGCAACGCTTTCTACATAATCAAGCCTTTCAGCTATAAGTGGATATTGTTTTCTAAATTTAGCATCCTTTTTTGCTAATTCTAAATCGTATTTATCTGCGACATGTGCCATAAATCTATCGACTTGTTTTTGGAACCATATACCACCTTTTGTTCCTTGGAACCAGTTATAGAATGAAGAACCTATAATAGAACTTAAAATGGATTTAAGTGATAATATTAGTAAAAAATACATTACTTTTCCTTTGAAAGCTTTTTAATTGCTTTAACATAGTTTGGCATTCCATGGTCTACTACGCCATCAAAGAATTTAAATCTTTTCCATGACTGACCAATTCCATAAAAGAAATCTGTCCATGTTGGCTTAAGTTGCTTATCTCCAAATCTATTAAAATAAATCATCTCGCCATGATGTCTAAATCCTAACCATGCTGGTGGAATTCTACATACGATATCGTTATTATTCATAAATCTGTAATGTGGACATTTAATATTTTTAATAAAGTGTTTACCACCTACCCTTGGTGATCCAAAGGTGAAGAGTTCTTCAGGCTGATAACGCGTAGCACTAATTGTGGCCATTGCAGCACCTAAGCTATGACCAGTAATATATACATCTTTTCTTACTTTTAATTGATCATTATGCTCTAATTCTTTTACGATTTCCATCCATACATCGTCAACTTCTTGTTGAAATCCGCCATGTACTTTACCACCAGCTTTAGCAGTATTTTTAACAATTTTTAAATCGGCCATAACATCATTTAGTTTAGATGGTTCTGTTCCTCTGAATGCAAACCATAGGTCATTACGGTCTTTAGCAATAAGTACTTCTGCACCGCCATTACTGATTAGTTTACCTGAAGAAAAACCTAATTTCTTACATGCGGTTTCTGCTGGTTTGGGGTTCATATAAGCAATTGCTGATAGCTTGGCTGCTATCTCTGCTCTTTCCCATACCGTCATATCATCTTTCATTCTACTCATTTTCTTTCTCCACTTTAATTTCCACTGCTCCAGCATCTTCATCACCTATTGTTACATTTCTATAGTAAACTATCACCTCACCGAGCTGATTAATATATCTTCTTATTTCTTGAGTATTATAAGACATTAACTCATAATCATCAACAGTCATAGCAACAAATACAATATCACCGCCATGGTTTTTCTTTATATCATCTATAAATTTATCAAGGTATGTATATCCTTCTGGGTATAAATCTTCTCTACCTAATTTACAGTTTGATTTTTTAGTTTCAGGATCTTTTAGACAATTTTCTATTATCTTGGTATCTGAAACTACATACCATTTAGGTTCTTTTAAGTCTATTGCTCTAGGCATTACTGGCTGAACAATATCTATCTGAACTGGTTTTGTTATTATTTCAACTTCCCTTGGGGCTTGTTGAAGTAGTGAACAACCACTAATCGTTAAGAGTGCTAATACGCTGACTATCTGCTTCAATCGCATCGAATGCCTCCTTTGTTCTAGTGTTTGCTCTTTTCTCAATCATACCAGGTTTGGCACTAGCCAATTTAGACAGATTATGACGTCTGAATATATCCATATACTCATTCATTTCTGTTTCGTATGCTTGATTTCTAACTTGTAATCCTGTTAACTCTTGTGAAGTTTTTTGAAGATTATTTTGAATGGCTTCGATTGTAGCCTTTTGTTCTTGGTCTCTTAGGTCTTGTGCTATAATTACTTTGGATTGTTCTTCTAGTTTAGTCTTCATAGGTACTACAGAGAAATTATAATACATAAACCCTATAAGTCCCATAGCTCCTATAATTCCCATCAAAATTTTCGACATAATATTATTTCTCTATTTTTTTAGCTTCTCTGGCCAACCTCTTTGCTAACATTCTTTCTACGAATTTTCTACCTTCTCTGGTACGGCCGTCGTATTTACCTTCAGATTTTTTCTTTCTTTTTAGAAGTGCTTTTTTACCCATAGCGTTTGGAGCCATATCGACTCCGCCACTTGCTACGGAATTAGCAGCAGCATCTTCCCATTGTTTAAAACTTTTATATTTCATCTTTTTATATCCATATTTGTTACATATACAAATTGTTTGGTATTTAAGTGTTTAACCTTGTATATATTTATATTGAATAGTGTATCAGCTGGTTCTGTCACTTCTGATACTATTACCTTTGTGTTCTTTTTAGCGATAAACTCAGCAGTATCTGGTGATGCTATATCGTTAACTAATATATAAGTGCCTTTATTTAGTTTATTATTATTCTCAAACCAAGCACTTTCATTAATAGTATCTAAATCCGTTTCTCCAGATTCTATTAATATACTTTTTAATCTTTCACTTGATATTCCAGTATGTTCTTTAACAAGGAATAAAGCTGCGGCATAAGATGCTAATCTGGTTTTACCAAATGGAACCTTAGCCATTAATTTCTTAACATTAAATACCAATCTATGAAATATTGTAAATGCTGATCTTTGATCATTAGTTTCAATTGGTATTTCTGTTCTATATCCATTTTCGTCAACAAGGCCTTGTTTAAAAGCTTCTGTCTTTTTAAATGGCGTTACTAAAAGTTTAAGAAATCTAATAGCATAAACCATATCTGCACCACGAGACAATAAACCTTCGTTTATTTCGTTTCGTTTATTTAATACAGTTCTCATATATTTCTTAACCTTTCCACTATATTAGTGTCCATAGGTATTTCTACCTTATCGTTTTCTTTTATAAAATGCAAAAATACTAAAAAGGTTTTCAATGCTGGATAGTGTGCTTCGTTCACTTTGAACCAAACCATTCTATCAGCAGCTTCAATGCCAAACACATTGTATATTACAATCAGGTGATTTAGGATTAATCTCTCCTGTAAATCACCTGATTGCTCATACCTCTTTAATAATCTTTTTAAGTATTTAAATCTACTTACATCCTCTATAAATTCATCCACCGAAATACATTCAGGGTTATTATAATGGTTAGCAGCAAATAGCTTAAAATTCCTACTAGTTAGTTTATCAAATAATTTCATCATATAGTTATTTATAATCAATTATTTGTTTAAAGTCGGTCCGTATACCTTAGCCTTATATTTTTTAACAATCTTTTGTACATTTCTATCAGCAAGAAACTTAGTTAAAGCAGCTTCATCACCGTAAAATTCTAAAGATGCAGGGCCAGATGAACCACCATCAAAGCTAGTTACATGCATTTTCTTAATTTTACTAATTACTTTATCCATAACTGTCATTTCAGCTTTATTAAATCCAAAGTCATCATCAAATTTATTAGAGCTATTACCTTTAACTACTTCAATACTTGCTCTAGCTTCGAAGCCTCTACGATTTCTATCATCATAGTTTTTCATATCTCTAACATCTTCTTGGACAGATTCTAATTTACCTTTCATAAGGCCTGGGAACATGTCTTCAATGTCACCTTTATCTAATCCGTATACGTCTGGATCCATTAACATTTTAACAACTTGCTTATGATCACCAGTTACATCAGCAGTACCTTTTCTGGTATCTACTTTAATTTTTACTTTAAATTTCTTTTCAGCATCTTTAGTTACTTTGGTATCGCCAATCCAGTCAACATCAACTGTAACCTTACCTTCTGATACGATTTCATCTTCTTCATCGTCAGCTTCATAATTCTTATCGATATAATCGAAGAATTCTTTTTTCTTGTCGCCTTCGAGTTCAGCAGGTGATTTAACACCAAACTTTTTAAGTGCTTTATCAAAGAAAGCTTGGTACTTCTTTTGCTTTGCAGATTTTTCTTCTTCTGACATTGTTCCTTCGTTAGCTAAGCGTAATGCATCCTTAACTTCCTTTTCATCAGAAAGACCTTTTTTCATGGCTTCGATTTTTTTAACAGCACCTGTCATATTACCGCCCATTTTAGAAGCAATTTTGATAGCAGCTTTAACTTGAGATGGGGAAAAACCTTCAGAAAGTTCTTTATCCATTTCAATAGCTTCTTCATGAAGTGCGTCAACATCTTCTTTTACTACTGAACCATCAGATTTTGCACCAGATTTCTTAACTACATGTTTAGCTTTAAAATCTTTTTCGCCTCGTGCTTTTGGCTCTTCAGGAGATTCGTTCTTCTCATGTGTATAACCCTTAGCAGATAAAGCTTTATGCTCTTCTTCGTTTTTCGCAGTTTCTTCTTTGCCAGTTTCAGGATGATACATCGCATGTGGATACTTTGGTTCTTCCTTAACTGCAGGCTTTTTACCTTCTAATACGTTCTGGACTGCTGCTGCAACGCTTAGAGTTTCTTTATCTTGCAATTTCATATTTTCTCCTATTTTATTGCATTATTAACATTCCGGTAATAGTGGTTGCAGCTGCAGCCATTACTATCCAAAATATTTTATTAATTATATTAATTGTATTTGCATTGTTTACTACGATGCTTTCCACTTTGTCTATTCTATTTATAAGTAAAACAATCTGCTCTGATTGCTGTTTAGAAAATGACGTAAGTGTTTGAATCTTTTCTTCAGCTCTAGCAAGTGCAATAATTGCTTCAGACATTCTATCAATTTTTTCTTCTATTCTATCTAGTCTTAAAGCAGCTTCAGCTCTTTGTTGAGATGCGGTGTTGCTATTTGGCATGTTTTATAATCCTACAATGTAAGGTAGTTTTACCTTTTATTAGTCTGTGTCTTTCTCCTAATGGTATATAAAATACCATTCCCTTTTCTATCAGCCAAGGTAAACAATTTTCGTATTGAAATTGCCATCCTTCACCGTTTAATACTTCTACTTCTCTTAACTCTTTATCTGAGTGCCAAACATATTCTGCATCTTCTTTATCTAAGAAGAACGATCTTTCGATAGTAGTACTGTTTAATACACTATCGATATATGGATTACCAAAAATAGTCTCCACCACCTTTAAGCCCCAAGTCCTTTGCATACTTTGGTAATCTACATGACCAGTATCCTGGTGATAGTTTATCCGTTTTAGTATCGCAGTTATGACGAGATGCAAAGTTTCTTGCAGCATCTCTATCGTTTATTTTAGAGGTTAAACCTCCCTTTTCGTCGCCAAAATTAATTTTCTTTACGTTTCCAGTTTTTGGATTCTTAACATATACAACATATTTCTTTGGGCCTGAGCTTCTGCTTGGTTTATTAAGTGCTGGCTCAGGAGCCTCGATCATAGGTTGCTCTAATGGAACATTCCTACCTTCGTATAGTCCAAATCTTTCATCGATGTGCTCTAAAAATTTATGCATTATCCGTACATCTTCGCGAATTTTTTAAGGTCAAGTGTTTCAAATGAACCACTATCATCAGTAACTTTAAATCCTAACTTACCTTTAATTATTACAGGTTTAGCGGTATATGTACTCAGTTTACTTCCATTAGAACGCTTTAAACCAGAAATTTCAGAACCGTATATTGATAAACTTTTCATCTTCGGTGGTTTAGCTTCATTAACGTCTTCTTTAATTTTACCTTTAACTAAATCGTCAAGGTTACTATCTAACCAGTCAATGAATTCGTCTTCATCGTCTCCACGAATCTCACCACTGGAACTTGCCCAATTACTGAGTTCGTCTTCTGCTTTCTTAGATAGCTCTAGGTTACCACTTTTTTGTGCTTTCTGAAGTTCTCTTTTGTGTTTACGAACTATGTCTTGAATTTTCTTACCTTCTTCAACTGTTTCTTCTTTAATCAGCTTATCTACATTCAGGCCAGATTTAAGATTACCGTTTTTATCTACTGCTTTAGGATACATTTTAGCAATTAAGTCGTTATAACCTACAAGTATATTTAATATATCAGCTTGAATTTCTTTTGTTGAAATACTTTTGATTACCTTTTTAACTGCACCAAGGTTGCCTTGATTAAGAGCTCGAGCTACTGCTTGATAATCTTTTTGATCTTGACCTGTTTCTTTCTTAGAAAGTCTTGCTACATTTTTCTGGGCAAGATCTAGGTCTTGTGCGTAGTTTTCGCGAATTGCTTTAAATAGTTTCATTTTAGTTTCCTTTAATAGTTCTTACTACTTTACTTATAATCATTTTAATAGCAGTAAAATATGCCCAGCCATATCCGTAAAAAATATGAAAGGTATGATTTTTTTCGATAGCGGCTTTACCACCAAATTTCTTAGTCCAATTATCAACGTATTCACCTTTATATCTTAAAACAGCATGGGACATTTTCCATTTGCTTGGTCCTACACAACATATACCGGCTTGGTGTGTTAATAACATCCACCACATTTTTAAATGGCTTTCACCACATAATCTATAAAGAATAGATAAAGAATAATCTTCACAGTCTCCTACGAATTTACCTTCTGCATCTTCAGAATATATAATTTTCCATGCATCAGCCATACCGTACTGAGTTTTATCCTTTCTGTATTTCCATTTACTGTTAAATGATGATACAATTTTATCTCTTATTTTTACTTCTTCTTTATTCATTTTTTTTGTCCTTTTATCCACTTAACTGCTAATGAATTTTCTGGTGGTTTCTTAGCCCACTGTTGTATATCCTTATAAGCTTATAAAGTAGATGTGTTAATATC